GACATGAAGTGTTGTGTATGATTTGTTCCCGCCGCTGTCTCTACTCCATGTCGAAGGAGTACAACGAGGTCTTCTTTAATTTGCATTCTCGGTAAATCAGCTAGGTAGTCACTTGAATAGTCTTTTAATAGATACTGAACCTCTATGGGCAAGAACCCCCATCGTCCTAAGTGAACTGGCGTAGTCGCTTGGTCGAGAATGTATAACGCGTCGCCTTTTGGTTGAGCAGGCTGAAAGACTTGGGGAGTCTGTGCTGGTGCATTAGGATTTACACTAGCAGCTTCAGTGTCGTTAACGGTATTCTCTTCGGACTCTTCTGGAATCTCAACTTCTTTCGAACACTCGTTATTCATATTTATGCGGGCTGGTGGCCGAGACAACTTGCCGTCTGCATTTTCGGTAAACTTAAAACAGCATGGCAAACATTTTCCTGTTGGATGTTTCTCTCTTGGTAAAAACGACGGATAGTTTGCAAGATATTTTCCTGTCTTACTCGATATACGATTTTGTCCAGTGAACTCGTACACAAAGTTCCCGTCGTCTTTTACTTTATCCTGTCCTCGTGGAATAATACCTCCACATGTGGGATGTTCTAATATAGGATGTCCGTTCTTGTCGACCATGGGCTCACCAGTCTCGCTGATTTTTTGGTGCATCTCTCCTGGATAAATATAACTATTTGTCTTGAGACACCAATATCGCGGGCACGAGTACACGTTTCGTTTCTCGCGACTTGAACCATACGTAACAATAAATCGCTCATCTAGTTGCGTTTCTTGTTTAATAATCTGGTCTTGTTTTTCTTTACTCAGCTCATCAAACTCTGCTTTACCATATTTTTCAATAATGGCGGTTCTCTCATGCTCAACATTTTTCTTGTACTCTTCTTGTGTCATTAACACTGGCTGTCGTCCGTACGCAGAATCACACTTTGTAGAGTATTTAACAAACTTTTCTTTTCCATCTCCTTTTGCTAAGAACAAGTCGTTATCCGCTTCCTCCATTATTTTAACAAATGGGTTAGGTTTTGACAATCGCATCCCAACAATATTTGAAACTGTATTTCCACCTTTTTTTATATTTTTGGTGTGTACATCTCTAGGTGTACGTGTTTTTGAGTGGTTACGTCCGTGCATTCGCGAACCACCCCCTTCTAGTTCACCTGCATCTTCGGAATCCTCGTCTTCGTCCTCGTCGTAATCATCATAATCTGCGTAATCATCTGCATTTGCGTCATTTCCATATATAAGGTCGAGTGCGTTTAACGTTTTTTTCTCACCTTCTCCTTGGTACTCGATTGGTTGTACATTATCAACAACTCGAACTGCATTATCATCAATGACAAGCTCTTGTGTATCCATTATATGTTTATCAGTTGCAGAAAGTATATCGTCTTTCCGAACATCTTCGTTTTGAGATAAGCTACACACCTTGTCCAAATCAGGAATTATACTTGACATTTCATTGTACGATACTGACAGAGCAACAAGACTGTCGACGTATGTATCCAGACATTGGATATAAAATATATTATCGATTCCTGATATTTCAATACGAACCTTCCTCTTGGTTTTGAGAGACTTTTTTGTCACGTCAGCAATTTTCATTGCAAACCCTGGATTGGAGCGAATGCGCATTGTCTTTGCACCAATTCCACCCGTATCGATGGTCAATTGGGTTGCAACGCGGGCAATAATCTCACGCGCTTCGTCTTCGCCAATATCATGTGCATCCATTAAGTTTTCAACTAACATATCCCCATGATACCCTTCCCTCCGCTTTATCTGTTCAACCACGAAAGCCTCTTTACTCGTCATTTTGTTGAAGTTTGATACCTTGCGATAGCGCATGCTAGCTCCATTTCTCCCCAAAACATTAAATGAGTTAATGATAAATGCGGGAGTCAAACATCGTTGTGCATTTTTAATATCAAACTCGGAATCATAATTATTTAGGTGGACATCATACGCATATTTAATATGAAGAATGTCGATATTATTCTCGTAGAGTCCAGAAAAGAGACTAACCTTATACCCACTTTCCGCCAAAAAGTCAGCGATCTGTTTCATAAATGGATTTGCATATCTCATAACAAGATTAGTTGTTTCTGACAATGTAATAGGCCTGGGTGATGTGATATTAATCACCATGTCACCATTCTCTTGAAACTCACACACAAACTCAACTTCTGTCATATCTTGAACCTGGATGTATGCGGCAACACATTTTGATTTACCGATATTTGATGATAACTGGAATATCTTCGTCTTTGTCAGAATCGGAATTACGCGATTATCTTTTGTTTTTTGGTCACCATATAACCTGTACATGGGCTCGCGTTGCACGCCTGGATTCAGCTTCGTAAATGGAACATTTTTGTCTACGTGAATTAATTTAAAAATGGTGTCAAGTGGTGCATTAATATCAAAATCTTGCTGAATTGCAAACCGAATCTCCATAATACCTTGTGTATCATATTCGAAGGTTTGTCCAGGTCCAGTTTTTGTTGCACGAGATACATTGTGAAGTAGGTCTTCCTTCAAATAATTATTTTGGGTTGATTCTGATAGAAGAGAGGTTGTTTCTTTCATAATACTATCTCTAAGCTCTCGTAAATGCACAAGAGATGTTATTTGTTGTGCAACGAGTGCTGGAAAATAGATATTCATCAAATACTGTTCGTTTAACTGTTTTGTAGTAGACGCGTGATACTGCAACACATTTTCTGCCATAGCGACATAAATAGTGTTATTGTTAATAATCCCATTATCTAGCAATATGTTATTATTCGTCGTGCTCGTTGCATTTATACTAGCAGTGTACAGCAAATTATCAAAATGTTTTATATCATATGGGTTATATGGAAATGGGTAATGACTATCAATTAGGAATAATTTCTGACCTAGCATTCGAACTACATTAACGTTTTTGTCGAACATGTTAAGTTTAAGAATATCGTCGTATGAATAATCATCCTTGTCAGGTGATAATGTGATGAGTGGGGGACCATCTGCAAACTCTTGTTTTATATTTTGCAACATGTTGTCTATTCTCACTCTTGAAAGAACAACTCGTCTTTTTTGAGTCAGCGTGTTATACACATCTCTCGGGAATAGCGTTTCTTTTTTCGAACAAAAAAGAAAAATCTCGTCGATTGAGATTTTAGAGGATTCTCCAATTTCTAGTAATATCTTTATTTTTATTGTTATGATAGTATCGTCTAAATATATAGACTGTTTGCTAAACACAACATCTATATTAGTGTTCTTAATATGTTCAAGTTCCTCATTAGTAAAAATGGGGTTTCCAGTGTCCTTATCTAAGAACTTTTTGTTTGTTGGGTCGCTGGCAAAAAGAGATTTGAGCTCATTTGGTTCCGCATCATTTCCAAAAAAAACAATTATTGTATCTTGTTCTCTCTCTACTTCAAGACCTTCTGTTTTATCATGTGTTCCTTTTACAAGGTGTACTTTATAGATGCTATTTATAGTATTCATATATATAGTTTAACAACATTTTTATCAATATACGTTTACTAATTACATTACATTGTGTAATATTTTACTCTGAACAAACTTACTAGAGAATAATTATTTATATGATAAGTATATAAGGTTATATTCATCGTTTGTATTTGTATAACAATGCCAGTTATTAACGAACTCCTAGTTTTGTCAACCGCATATTTTATAACATTTATTATTTCAACAATATTGATTGTATACATTCTTCAATTGCCTACAGTTATAACTCGTCAGAAAAATCTTGTGCAAGAGTATTACTATGATAATTTTTTCAATAGTTTTGTGTTTGATTTGTTCTTGATATTGGTCTATCTCTTATTATCTCAATTGGTTATTTACGGACTAAATGCCACATACTTACTCACTCGTATAATACTTGTCGCAATTACCACCTTATGCATTTCAGGAGCTTTTTATTTATTCTTTATATCAAGACCACTTAATAAAGATGTCTTCTTTTCAAGATGGTTTTATGCAGCAGGGTTTCGT